TAAAAGAACATTTAGAACTCAGTGAAAGATTAAAAGAATTAAAAAAAGTAGAAAAATCTCAAAAAGGTTTTTTACCGTTTGTCAAAAGCCAATGGCCAGGATTTATACAAGGCGCACACCATAAAATTATGGCAGACGCTTTTGATCGCATAGCTGATGGTAAAATAAAACGACTGATTATAAACATGCCACCACGGCACACGAAGTCTGAGTTTGCCAGCCATATGTTTCCTGCGTATCTCGTAGGTCGTAACCCGTCACTCAAAATACTACAAGCAACACACACCGCAGACCTCGCAGTCAAGTTTGGTCGTAAAATCCGTGATTTAATGTTAACTGAAGATTTTCAAGGTATCTTCGACAATGTGCTTATTAACCCAGACTCAAAAGCAGCAGGTAAGTGGGAAACGCAAGATAAACGTAACCCAAAACTCAAAGGTGAGTATTATGCGGCAGGTGTCGGCGGTGCTCTAGCTGGTCGTGGTGCAGATTTGTTTATCATCGATGATCCCCACTCAGAACAAGACGCCTTGAATCCTAAGTCTATGGAAGATACGTATGAGTGGTACACTTCTGGTCCAAGACAAAGATTACAACCAGGAGGCGCCATCGTAATAGTTATGACAAGGTGGAACATTAACGACCTTACTGGTAAATTATTAAAAGACGCTGCACGAGATCCTAAAGCAGATCAGTGGGAACTTATTGAACTACCTGCTATATTGCCGAGCGGTAAGCCACTTTGGCCAGAATACTGGAAACTAGAAGAGCTAGAAAGTGTTAAAGCATCCCTACGTGGTGGTCCAAAATGGCACGCACAATATATGCAGAACCCTTCGTCAGAAGAAGGCGCTCTTATTAAACGAGAATGGTGGATGGAATGGCCAAACAAAGAACCACCAGATTGTGAATATCTTATTCAAAGTTATGACACCGCCTTCCTTAAAAGCCAAATGGCGGATTATTCTGCAATCACCACTTGGGGTGTGTTTTACCCAAACGGTCGACTAGGCGGGGATGAAATATATAATGGCGATGCACCACACATCATCCTTTTAGATGTAGTGAAAGGCAAGTATAATTTCCCTGAACTAAAAGCATTGGCGTTGAAACAATATGAACATTGGGATCCAGACGTAGTGATAATAGAGGGCAAAGCCTCTGGCGTTCCTTTAACACAGGAACTACGAAACATAGGTATACCCGTACAAAATTTTACGCCTTCCAGAGGCAATGATAAAATAGCAAGAGTAAATGCTACCGCACCATTGTTTGAATCAGGAATGGTTTGGCACCCAGACACAAAATGGTCTCACGACGTTATCGAAGAATGCGCAGCATTCCCAGCAGGAGACCACGATGACTTAGTCGACTCAACAACTCAGGCTTTGCTTCGATTTAGACAAGGTGGATTTATACGATTACCGTCTGATTATGAAGAAGAAGTTTTATATAGAAAGAAAATGAGTTACTATTGATTAATCAATAAAGGTTTTTACTATGGCGATAGAAGCACAACGATACATAAACAACGGTTCAGACCCATTAGAACAGGCACCCCCAGCACAGGAAGACATGCTTGTACAACTACCTGAAGAAATGGATATTCAAGGAGAAACTACCGCAGAATTTGAAGTTTCAGCCGATGGTCAAGTGATTCCTATCACGCAAACAGAAGAAATTATAGCAACAGAACACAATGTTAACTTAGCGGATGTTTTAGAAGACAGCGAACTAAGATCAATTAGTTCAGAACTTATCGCCGCATACGAAGAAGACAAATCATCACGTGAAGAGTGGTTAAACACATTTTCTGAAGGTTTGGATTTGCTTGGAATTAAATCTGAAGCCCGAGACATGCCTTTCCCAGGAGCAAGTGGCGTAACCCACCCTATACTGAGCGAAGCTGCAACACAATTTCAAGCACAAGCCTATAAAGAACTCCTACCTGCGGGTGGTCCAGTCAAAACTCAGACCGTAGGTGATGAAAACCCTGAATTATCAGCACAATCTAGACGTGTCAAAGAGTTTATGAACTACCAAATTACGGAAGTTATGCAAGAATATGATCCAGATATGGACAGTTTGCTATTTTACCTTCCTTTAGCGGGTTCTGCCTTTAAAAAAGTGTATTTTGACTCACTTTTGAACCGCGCGACGTCTAGTTTCATCAAAGCAGAAGATTTAGTAGTCAGTTATGACACAACAAATTTAGAAACCAGCCCAAGAATCACACATACACTTAATATGACAGGAAATGACATCCGAAAAATGCAATTAAGTGGAGTTTATAGAGATATTGACATCGGTTCGGCTGGAACACCAGAATATGACCCCGCTGCTGATAAAATTGACGAATTACAAGGTTTACAGAAGCCATCTACTGATTATACTGAGTATACCCTACTAGAAATGCACGTTAATCTTGAATTAACCGATATTGACGAATATGAATACGCAGTTCCGTATATTGTCACTATATTAGAAGATTCTAGTGAAATACTCGCTATAAGGCGTAATTGGGAAGCTAAAGACGAATTATACAGCAAAAAAGAGTATTTTGTACACTATAAATTCCTCCCAGGACTCGGTTTTTACGGTTTTGGTTTAATACACATGATCGGTGGTTTAACTAAATCAGCGACTTCTATACTCCGACAATTGATTGATGCAGGCACATTAGCTAACCTGCCAGCTGGATTTAAAGCACGTGGTATGAGAGTACAAGGTGAAGACGAACCTTTACGTCCTGGAGAGTTTAGAGATGTAGATGTTCCAGGAGGCGCTATCCGCGATGCTTTGATGCCACTACCGTACAAAGAACCCAGTGCTGTATTAACCCAGTTACTCGGGTTATTAATAGACAGCGGTAGAAGATTTGCAAGCATAGCAGATATGCAAGTTGGAGATATCGGTAGTCAACAACTCCCAGTAGGGACAACGGTGGCTATGTTGGAGCGAGGCACTAAAGTAATGTCGGCTATCCATAAACGGTGCCATTTTGCCCAGAAAAAAGAATTCAGGTTACTGGCTAAAGTATTTGCTAGATCACTTCCCCCTACTTACCCGTATATGGTGGCTGGTGGGAATCAGGAAATAAAACAACAAGATTTTGATGATCGGATAGATGTTATACCTGTGAGTGATCCTAATATATTCAGTATGGCACAACGTGTCATGATTGCCCAACAAGAATTACAGATGGCGCAGGCAGCTCCTCAAATACATGATTTACGAGAAGCGTATAAACGTATGTATGAAGCACTAGAAGTTAAGAATATTGAGTTATTACTACCTGCTCCCGAAGAAGTATTACCTAAAGACCCAGTTACAGAACAACAAGCAGCAATGACAGGTCAACCTATTAAAGCATTTGTGTTTCAAAACCATGAAGCCTATATCGCAGCACATTCAGCGTTTGTACAGAACCCTATGATGCAGGAAAATCAAAACGCTATACAATTGGTGCAGGCAAATATACAAGAACATCAGTCAATGTTGTATAAGATTCAAATAGAACAAGCGATGGGGCAACCGCTACCAGAAGTAGAAAGTGGTCAAATGCCTCCAGAAATGATGAACCAGATAGCACTAGCAGCAGCGACAGCTACTCAAGAAGTTACAGGTCAAGCGCAAGCTCTAGCGAAAGCTCAAGAAAATGCTCAGATAGACCCGATTGTAGAGGTCAAGAAAGAAGAAATAGCTCAAAAAGCACAAAGCGATGCTTTACGAAGTGATGTAGAATTAGCTAAACTAGAATCACAAGAAGCAATAGCAGAAATGAAAATAGCTCAAAGTAGGGAACAAACTTTATTAAAAGCAGAAAATGACGCAAACAAAACATATGGTCAAATATTGAAAGATGTAAGATCATCAGACACAGCAACTAAGGGTGATTGATATGTACAAGAAAACATTTAATTACGGCGGTAAAGTCGAAAAAAAGATGATGGGTGGTAAAGTTAAAAAAATGCGTGGCGGTGGTGAGTATAACTACGGTCATGGTGGTGATGTTACATATAAAAAAGAAAAATTAAGGAGACCTTAATGAAAGACACGACTAAGTATAAAGCAGTAAACGTTCCTGGACCAGATAGGATCAACCTAGCAGAACCTGTACGGGAAAAAGATGTTCTGTATAAAAAAGTTTTTGGTCAAGGACAAAGCACTGTTCAAGGCGGCGGTGCGGCAACTAAAGGCTTGAAATATAACACAAGTTTTAGCGGCAAACGATAATGAGTGATGCACCAGATGCTTTTGTCTATAATGCTACGTTAGATAGAATAATAGATGGCGATACATTTGATTGTGTACTAGACCTAGGATTTTCAGTAAAGCTGCACAAACAAAGAGTTAGATTGGCAGGTATTGATACACCCGAATCTAGAACCAGAAATAAAGCTGAAAAAGTATTAGGTTTGCAAGCTAAAGAAAGACTAAAAGAGCTCTGCTGCGGAAATTTTAAAATTAAATCNCTAGGTAAGGGTAAATATGGTCGAATATTAGGGATACCTTATACNGAAGANGGNGAAGATATTTGTCAAATGCTTATTAAAGAAAAACATGCAGTNGAGTATTGGGGTGGCACTAAAACAGGAAAGATCACAGAAGACGGGACATGGGGTGAATAATTATGGCTAAAAAACCAGGATTGTGGGCAAATATCCACGCTAAAAGAAAACGCATAAAAGCAGGTAGTGGTGAAACTATGCGAGATAAAGGTGACAAAGGCGCACCAACTGCTTCACAGATGAAAGCAGCACAAGGTAAAAACCGTGGCGGAGAGTTTAGAGAAATACCGAAAAGTAATACAGGTTTAGCTAAACTACCAGAAAAAGTTAGAAATAAGATGGGATTTTTCGCTCATGGCGGTAAAGTTAGTATGCACAGAGGTTGCGGAGCAGTGATGTCAGATAGAAGAAAGGAAACTAAATACTCATGAGACTCTATTATAAAGACGGTGGCGCAATATCTAAAAAATTAGCCAAACATTCGGAACACCACAGTGCTAAACACATGAAGGCTATGAAAAAAGACATAAAAGGCGGTGATTCTTTTATGAAAGCACATAAATCAGCTATGAAAAAAGTAGGGAAATAATGGCTGAATTTAAAGGTAAAGAAGTAACAATCAATAAACCTCGAAGAATATCTAAGGGTAGTCCTGGATACGGTAAAAAAACTCGTGAGGTTTTTGTCATGAAAGACGGCAATGTGAAAAGAGTTACATTTGGTGACCCTAATCTTGGAGCTCATCCAGGAAGTCAGAGCAGAAAAGCATCCTACTGCGCCAGAAGCGCAGGCATGGGTAGTGATAAAACAAAAGCGAATTATTGGTCTCGCAGACAATGGAAATGTTGATATGGATCCAATATATTTAATAGAAAAAAGTTTAAAACAAATCCGACAGAGAGTAGCTGATTTAACAGAAATACTAGCTACTGGGGGAGTTACGGATTGGGAAGGGTATCAAAGGATTCTTGGCGAACTATCAGGTCTAAGTTCAGCTGAGAGAATAATATTAGACCTGCTAAACAACGAGGAAAACAAAGATGAACCAGGAAGCTCAGCTAAAAAAAGGTAAGCCTGTCCCGAACCATGTAAATAGGTTTAAAGATCTACCCCCTGAAATAAAAGAAAAACCAATAGTTTTCACACCAGAATCGATAGAAGAAGACGAAAGTCTTATAGAAAAATTACCCTCCCCGACAGGTTACAGGATTTTAATCCTACCTTTCAGTCAAAAAGCTATAAGCAAGGGTGGGATAGCTCTCGCTGATTCTTATTTAGAAAAAGAACGGTTAGGGACTAATGTAGGGTATGTAGTAGGAATAGGACCAGACGCATACAAAGATCCCAAAAAATTTCCAAACGGTGCTTGGTGCCAAGAAAGAGATTGGATTATTTTTGGCAGATACGCAGGAGCACGAATTAAAATAGAAGGTGGCGACTTGCGCTTATTAAACGATGATGAAGTACTCGCTGTAATTGAAAAACCAGAAGACGTACTGTAATCACGCAACCTAGGAGANTGACATGGCAGAAGCTATGCAACAAGAAGTAGAGTCAGAAGAAATAGAAATAGAAATAGAAGGANCAGAAACACCAGAAATAATAATAGAAGAAACAGAATNTAAAGAAGAAACAAAACCAGTTGAAAAATCAGAAGACGAAGAAATCGCTGAATACAGTGAATCAGTTAAAAAACGAATAAATAAACTAACATTTAAAGTCCGAGAAGCAGAAAGAAGAGAGAAAGCAGCGATAGAATATGCACAAAATGTTCAACAAGAATTAACAAAGACAAATGCAACCCTTTCAATCAAAGATGAAAACCTATATGATGAATATAGTGCAAGAGTCAAAAGTCAGTTAGGATCTGCAGAAGACCGATATAAAAAAGCACATGATATCGGCGATACAGATGCTATGCTGGAGTCTCAAAAAGACGTTGCGAAACTTGCTGTAGAATTAGAAAGTTTAGATCGAGTGAAACCTACACGTGTTTCACAGGCGAAAGAAAACGAAGTTGAAGTGGCACAAAAACCAATTCAACAACGTGCTCCTTCACAGCCAGCTACGCCAGATCCACAAGCTCAAAAGTGGGCTTCAGATAATGACTGGTTTGGTTCTGATCTAGCAATGACTACAAGTGCTTTTGCGTTTCATAAGCAACTTGTAGAACAAGAGGGTTTTGATCCATCTTCTGGTGATTATTACCGAGAGATTGACAAAAGAATGGTTGAGTCCTTTCCTACTAAACTAGGAAAAGTGTCTCAAAACGTCCAAGAAATTGTTGCTGGTTCTAGTAGAGGTACCAGAAGAGGAACAAAGAAAGGACGCACGGTCAAGTTAACAGCTAGTCAAGTTGCAATAGCAAAAAAACTAGGTGTTCCACTTGAAGAATATGCAAAACACGTAAAAGTGTAGGAGAATAAAATGTCAGATGATTCTAAAAAAGATGTGGCACAATCGGATCGAACTCCAAGGTCTGCAAATAACCGAGATGTTAAAGCTCGTCCCAAACCATGGCAACCACCGTCCTTACTGGACGCACCTAATCCTCCCGAAGGATATGTTTACAGATGGTTACGAGAAGCAATGGTTGGTCAAGATGACAAAGCGAATATGTCAAAACGTATTCGTGAAGGTTGGGAACCTGTGAGAGCAGAAGACCACCCTGAGTTTGAAGCACCAACTGTTGAAGATGGTAAGTTTGTAGGTGTAATCGGAGTTGGTGGATTAATATTAGCTAAGATGCCAATCGAGACCGTCGAACAGCGACGTGCGTATTACCAAAAAATGTCTTCAGACCAAATGGAGGCTGTCGATTCAAATCTTATGCGAGAAAGTAATCCTCTTATGCCTATTAGTAACCCTACTAGGAGAAGCAAGGTAACTTTCGGAAGTGGAGGTTCTTAGAAATGTTTCTAGGAATCATTGTTTAATTTAATGATAATAGGTAAATCTAATGGCAAATACAAATAGCCCAAACGGTTTTACTCCTGCTTATCATATGTCTGGTGGGACAATTAGACCCTCTGAGTTCGCAATCGCAAGTGCAACTGACGCATCAATCTTTACAGGTGATGTTGTTATTTTGTCTAGTGGTTTAGTAATTCAAGGTACAGCAACAGGTGCCCCACTTGGCGTATTCGCAGGCGTAGAATACCAAGCAACCGACGGTTCTGTCGTGTTTTCGAACATGTGGACTGCTGACACTGCTACACTAGGT